CCGACGTGATGGTGAAGGTATCCCCGAACTCATTGGTTACCACATTAGCTGCGGTGAACCCTGATCCAGGTCGACTGACGGTAACGGTGAGGATATTCCCAGAGACGTCGGTGGTCTCCACCCTGAGCCTGAGGTTGGTCCCTGTGCCTCCTCGGGTCCAGAAAGTTTGACCTGCCAGGTACCGGCCCCTGGTGGAGCTGAGAACGGTAACCGCACTGACAATGCCTGTAGTCGATACACTAGGCAAGGTGGCCAGGGCTTCAGCCAGGCCCAGCCTGCGTAGGGTGAAGGTACCATTAGCCTCTCGGATGAGGGCATGAGGCAGCGTGTCGACGTTGAAGCCGTTGTTGACTCCAGGACCAATCGTCTCCTCCCATACACCAACGCCTGCGTTGACTCCGTTGTCAGTCTTAAAGGTGACCCAGTAATCCTCACCATCAGAGCCTTCTCCACTGAGGACCTGGATCCGGGCGTTGTTAATGAACTGCCTGGGTAATTCTGCGGGGCTGGAGACCTTTCCCTTGGCAATGGCGATTGCCGCACCTCCCGTGCCGCCCTGAACCGTGGCGTCAAAGTTTGCACCATCGACCCGCCTCACATAGAGATAAGGACCCACCACCTTCGCGGTCAGGATGCCGCCGGCGTTGATCACCGTAGCTAGGCCATCGGTGACGTCCCTGAGGCTCAGATAGGTGCTCCCTGCAGTGTGAGAGGTCGTAAAGGTGTAGAGGGTCGATGGAGATAGAGTGAACTCGTAGCGGCTGCTGTATCCGATCGCGTTGATGCTGACGATCGCATAGGGCACATCTGTCGGGCTAGAAAGGCTTCCTTGCGTGACCGTCACCTTACGGTTCAGCACCATGGTGTAGTCACCCACGGTGAGCAGCTCTAGGTCGTCATCGGTTTTATGTGCCAGGTAACCCTGGGCCCCTGCGGATATGGCGTTGACGGTTTGGGTCTCGCCACTCTGGGCATCCCACACCTTGAGCATCGAAGCTCCTGCGGTGCGACCGATCTGGACTAGGTACTTTTCCTCGTCGTCCCGATCAAGTATACCCCACCTCGATGGCCCGCTCAGGGCCCCACTGAGCTGAGAGATGTGCTTGAGGCCAGGGCGCTTGATCAGGCCAAAGGCCGGCTCGGGTAGAAAGTTATCACAGGTGACAAAGGTGCCCTCCAGCTTCAGGGAATCAGGCTGCTGGGATACCCCTCCTATCAGGTTGTCGATCTGCTGAGAAACGGCGGGCATGTCTACCTAGCAATGATGGAAAGTGCGGTCTGCGTGGGGGCCATGAAGTACCGGCCCTTGTCGCCCTGCACGAGGACGTTGTGCCGGCCGGTGGTGCAGTCGTAGGCCAGGCAAGAAGCCCGTAGCAGTGCCTCGTCCTGGGCATTGAATAGGACCATCTTATCTGATCCAATGGTTCGGCCCGCAAAGACCCTGGCGGCTCGCTGAACGATGTAGCTCTGGAAGACAGTGGGAAGGTCCTCGAAGTCATAGTTCCACACGACGTCCAGGCTGATGGAGGTATTGGCTCCCCAGTCGAAACTATGGCTGAGGGTATTGTATAGCTTGCCATTCTTCTGGACAGCGCGAACCCTGAATTTGTTGTCTTCCTGGTTGACGGAGAGGTTGAGGATGCCCGGAGGAACGACGAGATCACCACTGCCATCAGCGAGCAGGGTGTAGCCCTTTTCGGAGTTGAAGTTCCAGCCCTCTCCTAGCACCTCCTCTCGGACGTTGCTTAGGATTAGAGTAGCTGTGGCAATCTCAGGGTTGGCCTGATCTAGGCTGGTGATGGGTGCCTGACCAATAGCGGTCAGCATCGAGTTGATGGCCTGAAGCTCGGTGGTCATGGCAAAGATGGTAGTGCCGTTCTGGGCACAAGAGGGAAAAAGGCCCAGGCAAGAAGCCCAGGCCATATAAAACACGTTTAGGCTAGGTTTTGGAGCTCGCCAGCCACGGATACGCGGACAGGGCCAGCACCTAGGGCCAGGCGGCCGACAATCACGTCACCTTGGTAGATGACCTTGGTGTCGGCACCAGTGGTCTGGATGGAGGGCCCGATGCCCTCGAGCACAGCAGCAGCGTCCCGGTGGTAGATCAGGCCGCAGCTGTTGGTGAAGGAGGCCGCAGTGCCGTAGCTGTTGCGGGCGCCGTAGGTACCAGAACCGCCAGCGGTGTCGGTCTCAATGACCGCACCAGTCGGGGAACCGTAACGACCCAGGAAGGGCACGTTGTTGGAGCGGCGGATGCCGATACCTGCGATGCTGTAGAGGCCGTCGCCGGTGTTCAGGTTCCCCTGGCTGCCACCATACTCCCGGTTGAGGATGTTGGTGTCGACCTGGGAGATCAGGGCGTAGTACTGACGAGGAGACAGCACAGCAAAGCGACCGTCCTTGGGAGCGGACACTTCGTCCAGGCGGGCAGCAGCTTCGAAGAAGCCGTCGACCAGAGCCTGAGCATTGTACTCCTGGTTGGCACCGATGTTGATGCGGAAGCCGCCGGGTTCGCCGGTCACAGGGGCAGCAAGGCTGGCCGCCCGGGACAGGGTCCGACCGATGCGACGGTCGTAGAACTCAGCCAGGGATTGGCCGATCTGGCGGGCAATGGGGCCACGCACATCATAGTGGGAGATCACCTCATCCAGCGAGTACACGAAGGCACTGGCGACCAGGAGGTCATCCAGCTCGATCGTGGTTTCGGCGGACGGGGGATCACCGGAGCCTAGGATGGCGGTACCAGGGGTGTGGTACGCGGCGGTGATGCGACCAGTGTGGATGAACTGGTGGGAGCGACCGTTGGAGATCTGCTTGTTGAGAACAGTCTCCTTGAAGATCGTGGCGTTGCGAAATGCCTCGTACACCTCACCGCTGAACAGCTTAAGGAAGAGGGCCCGCTGGTCACCGGCCTTGTTAATGCGGCCGGGTTGGGTTACAGAAAAAGTCACAGAATTAAAGTCGAAGGGATGTGAACCGATCGACTGAGCTCAGTCAAATATGAAGCGCAAAGAATCAACGGGTATGGATTATCCTCCGCAGAGGGTCCAACCGAACGTTCGGTTATTAATGGGAACCACCCAATACCAGCCCCGGGAGTCGAACCCGGGGTACACCATCTGGCGTTATGGGCTTAGAGCAGGTCGCCTGAGACGGCTAGGCGATCTTCCACGTCAAGGCGGAACGCTGGATCCTGCTGGTAGCGAGGGTTGGACAGGTCGCGGCGCAGCTCGGCATCAGATCGGTAGGGCTTGACCCCAGAGGTCTTGGCTCGACCACCTGACACGACTTCACCGTCGAAGCCTACGGCCGCCTTGTAGCGGTTGGTGAGGGCCTCCACGGCAAACCGTGTGGCGGCCTTGTTGCCGGAGGTGATGACCTGGTCGTAGGAGGCCCGATCCTCAGGGGATAGGTTCTCGGCTGCCCAAGCCAGGGCCTGGTTGTAGGCCTCTTGGCCACCTACTGCGGTGACGATTTCCTGAGCCTCGGCATCCGAGATAGGAGCCTGGATCTCAGTCTGGGACTGGAGCTGCTGCCAGGCCTTGATTAGGTCGGCACTAGGTAAGGCCTCGAGCTTGGCCACGGTGGCCTCATCGAGTTTGCCTTCGTTCTTGTAGAACTCCTCAGAGGCCTCCTTGAGGGCCGTGACGGCCTCCGAATCCTCCTCTGCAGGGGTTTCTTCAGGAGCAGCCTCAGGGGTCTCTTCCTGGTCATCCTCGGAGGACTCACCCTTGGCAGCCTGCTCTGCCTTGTAAGCCAGCTCCTTCTGCATCAGGGCGTAGACCTCGGCGGCCGACTTGCCCTGGTACTTCTCGGGAAGGGAGCCGATCTCAGCCTCCTGGGCTTCGCGGGCACGGCTGAAGAGGCCTTCCTCCTGGCGGGCTTCCTCCTCGGCGAGGCGGGTGCCTACCTCGAGGGCCTGCTGCTCGGCAGCGACCCGCATAGATTCCTGGATGTCGTTGTCGATGCTCATGATTCAGAGGTGAGTGGTTCTGCTATGATAAGAGGAAGTTGGTTGAAGGCTGGGGTCCGAACAAGAGATCGCGCCCCGATTTGGGGCTTGCCCACCTTGTTCTTGACCGTAGGCTTGCCCACAATGGGGCGAGTAGTAGAACGGATCGACAGCTCGATGGTCTCGGAATTAAGGGGCTCCGGCTGGGGCTCCTGGGGGCGCTGCGGCTGGATTGCCAGCGGGGGCGGCGCCTGCTTCGGGGTTGACGTAGGCACTGAGCGCGTCGATCGCTTCGGGGTTGGCACGGGGATCCATCATGGGGGCTTTGACCAGCTGACCTGCCTGGTCGACCAGGGACTGCTGGATTTGGGCGGCTTGGGCTTCCTGTTTGGCCTTGGTCTGGTCCTCTTGGGTGATGAGCAGGCCGACAGGGTCGATGCCATCTGAGGTGAATAGGCGCTTAATGAACTCGTCAACGTTCACCCGCTGGGCGAAGACCTCAGGACCGAGTGCCTGCTGAATGGTGGTGGCCACCCGCAGCAGAGCCTCTCGATCTTGGCCGCGGCCGATGCCGTCGAGGCCAGCTACCACAGTGGGCAGCACCAGGCCCTTGGGCAGCTTGGGCAGCTGACCCTTGCGCTGGAGCACCGACAGGCGGCGCTTCAGGAAGGGAACAGCCACCTCAGTGGTAAGGGTGCCCACGATCCCAGACATCTGCTCCATGACCTCCTGCTGGACCGTACGGACCTCTTCGGCCGTGGTGCGTTCCGACTGGCGGACAGACAGGATCAGGAAGGCCTCGGATAGGGACTTGTTCAGGGACTGGGCCATCTGGAAGGCGGTGGCCAAATCGGCCTGCTTTCCGGTGACCACGGCAACCAGATCCTCAGGGCGTCCCACCAGGATGTCGCCGTTCTCAGCCTGAGCAAACTCGGCCGGCTTGGTGATGGCTCCTGGGTTGAGTAGATAGAGGATCTTGGCAGCCACAGCTGATCCCTCGACCAGAGACTTGGTAAGACCTTCGAGGCTGATCAGGTCCCCAATGAACTCCTCCAGGCGACCACGGCCGTAGTTCTCGCCGTCGACAATGTTGAAGCGAAGCGGGATCCAGGCGGGAGCATCGACAGGGCACTGTCCTTCAGACCCGGCCAGCTTGACGCCATCGATCTCCTGATACCAGCGCCACTGGCCGTCCTTGACCTTGGCCCAGGTGTAGACCAGGACC